GCGGAAGTAGCCCTCGACGTATTCGATCAAGTCGTTCGCTTCGCCCGCTTCCGGGTTGTCACCCATGTTCGGCGAGGCGGCTTGACGCCGGGCCTGCCGTTCCGGGTTGCCATCGCGGCTCTCGTTCGACGCGCCGGCATGCTTGTCGAGCAGGTCCTCGTCCACGCCCATTGCGATCAGATCGCCCTTCGCCAACCACGTCCGGTGCCCAACGAACAGCGCCGTGTCCACCGTGACCGCTTCGCGATCGCGCAGAAACTCTTCGGGCGGCAACGCCCACACGCGGGCGCAGCCCTCGTGCTCGATCGTGTACGTGACGTCAAACAGCGGCTCGTCGCCGGGCTCGGCGTCATCCATGTCGGCGGCGTCTACACTCAGGATCGTGACATCGTCGCGGGCAGCGAGCGAGAAAAGCTGATCTTGCGTCAGCGCGTCATCTTCGGCGGCTTCCGTCTGCCCGTCCTCCCATCCCCACTTGAAGACGCCGAGCTGCCGGATCAGGCCGTCGTCGAGCACGGCGTCCGTCAGTTGGAACCCGCGGTTGTCCTCGGCGAATACATGCTGCACGTAATCGGTGGCCTGCTTGGCCTTGGCGACGCTCGCCTCCGTGCGCGGATGAAACTCGACCTGACGCTCGGGGCCAAAGAACACGCGCAGCAGCGCCGGCTTGACGCCGAGGATGGTATCGCGCACCTCGGTGATGACAACCTGCGAACGGCCCTCTTCCTCGTTGCCGAACTTCTCGCCGTGGTAATACTTCGTCGCCTCGGCGCGGAGCGGCGACAACTCGTCGTCGGCGAGCGTTACGGCGTCCTCGATGATGCCGCGGATGATGCGGCGCAGATCGACGGATTTCATCTTGCCCTCACCCTTCCGCGCCTGCGGGCGTTCGGCGGGGGTCTTCGAGTCGTTGAATTTGTAGGTCGTCATGCTTGCGTCACCCGGCCGATCGCGTGGAACCCGATTCGAGACTCTGTGTCGTCCTCATCTACGACCCGCGTGGCGCCGTCATAGCCGCCGTGCTGCGCGGAGGCAACCATGTCTTCGAGCAACGCCGCAATCTCGTCCTTAACCATCTTGCGGAACCATTTCTTGTCGGCTGCGGTGAGCGCCATTATGCGAGCCTCTTGAGCGCACGCCGAAGCGGCGCCTTCCACGAAGCGCGCGACTTCTCATTGCCGCCGATCGCCGTGACGGCGTCGCCGGCAAACGTGAGCAGGAAGGCGTCGGCGAGGTTCGGCGACTGGAGGCCGCGGGTCTTCATGTGATCCTTACTCTCTGCTTTCCACTTTCCGTTGGAGGTGAAGCCGTACGTCGGCCCGGCCAGCTCGGCGGCGAGGCGTTCGTCGCCGCGCAGCGAACAATTCTTTGCCTCGAACCATTTCCGGCCAGTGAACCACAATTCCGTGCGGAGGATGTCATACCGCTCATCGAAGATCGACGGCGACTCACTGACGTTGATGCCGCGCGCTGGCAGCCCGAGTTCGGCGAGACGATCGCACACTCCGGCGCCGATCCCTATGACGTCTACAAGAATCTCTGAGGGACGATCCGCGGCCGGCGTAATGTCCCACTCGTGCTTGATCCAGCCCACCAACTGCATCGTGTCGAAGCCACGCTTCTCCTCGACCGGCTGAAGCAGCACGTTGCCTTTGCGCTTGGCGAGCGCGGACGCATCGTTGCCGAACCGCGCGCAATCCACGCCCCATATTGGCTTGACGTGCTGCGCCTCGACGTCGCGCTTGAGCGCCGACTCGCATAGCTCGAAGGGGATGATCGAATCGTCGTCGGCCTTCGGAAACTCACCCAGCACGCGCACGCGGAAGACATTCGAGTTCTCACCGTGACGACGGCGAATGCCCTCAATGAAGTCCGGCGACACCCGCGGGTGCCCGATGCAGGTAATGTGATACGTCTTCCACAGGTCCCGCAGCTTGTTGTGCGTGTCGTAGAAGAGGCCCGTGCGCCGCGTTGGATTCCCGGCGAGGATCGTCACCGCGGTCGGCCCGGCCATCGAGCCTTCGGCGGATTCATACACAGCGTCATGGATACCCGATGCTTCGTCGCAAATCAGCAGCACGTTATCAGAGTGCTTGCCGGCCATCGCCTCAGGCTTCTCCGGCCGGCTTGTTGCGAATGCGACGAACGAGTTGTGCCGCGACGCCTTGAGGAAAATGTGATCGGTCTGCACCTCGAACAAATCTTGCACGTCTGGCCGAAGCCGCCCGAGCCACGCCTTCGTTTCGGCGGCGAGGCCGTCGAAGAGCTGGCTCTCGGTCGGCGCCGTGCAGATCGTCTTCTGCGGGTAGCGGGTGAAAAGGAACCAGCATATCAGCCACGCGAGCAGCGTCGTCTTGCCGACGCGGTGGCCCGAGCGGATCGAGATGCGGCGCTTGTCGATCGCCGCCGTACCGTGCGCGACCGCGATCATAATTTCGATCTGCTTCGCGTCCGGCGTGCCGCCCAGCATTTCCACCACGAACAAATCGGGGCGGTAGTAATACTGAGTGCGGAGCGCGGCGAGGGGGTTGTCGGCGATGACGGGGGCGGTCATCAGGAAATCGGCACCGGCCTGTTCGCTGTGAGCCACGCCGAGATCGCGACGATGTCGGAGTTGCCGAGCGCCTCCGTGTATATGAGCACGGAGCCGATGCGCGGGTACACCGCGCTGCCGGCATCATCGTCACCGATATACATGGCGCCGCTTCCAAGTTCCTCGATCGTGCCCGCGGCCACGCCCGCGTCTTCCGGCTCGGAGGGACCGAACCCGTCCGAGGGATATTCGACTCCGTCGACAAACGGATCGAGCCGCCCGCGGGCGACGTCGTCAAACTCCCAAGACTCGGGGCCAGGATCATCGGCGCGGGTGAAGCGCAAAGCGTAGACGCGCGACGCGCCAGCCGCCAAGAGCGTCGGGTGCCCGAGATCGTCCGTCAGTTCGTAGTTCGATTCGTCGTACGCGACCACGCCGTACATCGCGGCCCCGGCGCCTGTGTTGTCCTGCGCGTAGATCGCGAGCGGGTAGTCGCTCTGATCCGTCAGCGCGAGAATCGAGGCGTGGGGAATGAGCCCGCGGGGCACACCCATCGACGCGGCCGGCGTCGGCTGCACGATGAACAGCGTGAACCCGCTCGGGTCGGCGTTGAGCAGCGGGTTGATGTCGTCGGAATCGAAGACGATCGAGTCAGTACCAGCAAACTCGTAGCCCTGCACGCCGGCACCGATAAGTGTCGGCGTTCCGACTTTCGTGAACGGCTGCCCGCTGGACGCCACGAGTCCGGCGTCGTCGCGCTGCGGCACAAACTCGAAGCCGAGCACTTCGCGGCGGTAGGGGATCAGCCCCGCGGGCTGCGTGACTGTGACGGCGACGTGGTTGGAGTTGACCGCGCCGTTCGACACGTAGACTTCGGCGCTACCCGGCGCGACGACGTGTACGGAGACTGTGGCCCCGTCGACCGACACGGTTGCGACGTCGGTGTCTGTCGAATGCGGCGTGAGCGCCGGCACCGCTTTCGGCGAGCCGACCTGATCGAACGCCGTGGCCGTCAGGTCAATGTCGGCGCTCTCGTCCTCGGCGCTGATTGCCGTTGCCGGCGACAGCACCAACGCGGCGAGCACCGGAATGGGGGGCGCTACCGCGGCGGTGCTTGGCCCGAGCGACGGATGCGCGCGGCGCGGCACGTTAGCTCAACGAGCAGTTTACCGCGCAGTGGTTGGATTCCAGAATGCCGGGATCGCCCGCGTCGTATTCGACGTATACGTCGCAATCGCCGGCGCCGACGTACGTCACCTCTCCGTCCTCGTCGACCGTAGCAACGTTTTCGTCGTCCGACAACCAGCTACCGCCCACCGTCTGCAACGTGTCGTTGCCGAACTGATCGAGCACCGTCGCCGTCAGTTGACCGACGTTGTCCGGGGGCGGGCCGTCAAAGAGCGCCAGCGTCGTGGGGGCGACGAGGACCGACGCCGCCACGCCGACCGCGATGAAGATCAGCGTTTCGTCGCTCAATACGTCCACGCCGATCGCGGCCGAAATGGGCAAGCCGTCTTCGTTGATGACGCCGTCGAACGTGAACAACCCGTCCTCGTCGATCGTACCGCCGTCGCCGTCTACGGCCCAAACGACCGGAACAGCGATGATGTCGTCGTTGACATCGCGGACAACGGCGGTGAATTGCAGCGGCGCGTCGTCTACGGAGGCTTCAACCGAGCCGGCAGGGGAAATCACGAGCGAGAAGGCGCCGTCGAACACAACTTGCACCTGGACGTGATTGGATTCTTTGCTGCCCCCGGTCACGTACACGTTGGCGGCGCCCACAGCGACGGCGGTGATTGTTACATCGGCGCCGGCTGCTACCGCCGTCACAATCGCTTCGTCGGTTGATACGGCGGTCAGGGTCGGGAGCGTGTACGGGGAACCGGCTTGATCTTGCGCCGAGCCGACGAGAACAGCCTCGTCGACATCGTTGAGATCGAGGGGGGAGGCGGGGGTCGTGAGTTGCAGGGACGTCAAGGCAGAGACGCTCGGAGCTACTGCCGGCGTCGAAATACCGATCGGGGACTTTCCGCGGCGGGCCACTTATACCGCCGTGACGGACAGCGTTGCGTTGCCGGCGTTGCCGCCTGACTTGACGCGAATCTGCGCGCCGTGCCATCCGGCGAGGGGCCACGTCTCACCGCCCGTCGAGTTCTTGTAGAGGGCGAAGTCCGCGTCAGTGGCGGGGGCGCCCCCGGCCTTGAGCAGCCACAGCTCGAACACCGCCGCGGCGGGAGAAGCCGCGATCATCACCGTGACGCCGTAGAGGGATTCCGGCGACGTGATGGTGATTCGCTCGGGGGCGTAGTCGCCCGAGCCAGCCGGGACGGCAAAAACTACGGGAACGGGGGTCTGGAAAATCACGTCGTCGATTCACGCGGCCTGCCTGTGGGGAGAACGCACAGCGGGCACGGCCCAGGCGGATTCGACGACTTTGCTCTACAGACGGGGCCGGATACTGACCGCCCTGGGATCGGGGGTTCTCGCGGCCAAGTCTGGAGAGCCCGGAAATATACGTCCGCGGCCGGAAGTTCGCCAGAACAATCTCTGTGTCACTCAAAGGGTAGCGAGGGCAGAGGCGTGCGTCGATAAGTTGAAGGGGGGGCCTCCCGTAACCCGTTGTGGCATAACGACTTAGCTTTCTGCACGACTCGCGGGGCTGGCACACCGTCGCATTGTGCAAGTGGTTGCCCCGACTGCACTTAGCTTGCGTCGCGCCCCTCGCTCGGGTCGAGTAGCGCACTCACCGAGCGTCTGATTCATAGTCTAATGGATGACGTGCTAAGTGACGTCTGTACCACCGGTTAGCAACTGCGCGTCTTCGGTTATGACTGTGGCTATGGCGCTCGGGAGCTGCGGTGCCGGCTGACGCAATGCGTCTAGATGCAGTGCTCCGATCGTCACGTGTACGCTCGCGCCTTTGTCCGTGCCGAACGCAGTGCGGTCGCGACGCTCGGCGAGCCACTGACGCGCGGCAATCTGGTTGCGCACCTTCTGGGCGTCTTGTGGACTGAGTGGCGCGCTATCGGCAAGGCTTACCGTATCGTCTACTAGGTCCTGGGCAGACCGCTTGCGCGCGACGGCGAGGCGAGCGTCTAGCGTATCCGCGCCACACTCAGTCTCTAGCGCGAGGTTGAGCACAGCATTAGATGGCTCGAACCCTAGCGGCAGCGCCAGCGTCTCGCACAGTGCTTTCTTTGTCTTGCCTGACGCTACCCAAGACCCGATGTACTCAAGTACGGTCGCGTCAGGTTCCTCGAAGTGCTCAACGGCGAGCTGACGCAACGCCTTGATAATTGCCCAGCGCTTTGGTGTACCCGCCAACGTCGCGACTCTCGGCGAACATGTGGGAGGGA